GATTGAGCGCACGTGTGATTTTCCAACAGTAGCGTAAGCATATCCTTCAATGAACACTTCTTCGCATCCTTGAATCAAACCGTATGCCCATTCAGCAAGAAGTTCGTGTCTTTCTTCTTCATTTCTCCATTCTGGATATGGTGATGCTTTAATATTATCTAACCCACACCAGGAGGCAAGTTGTTGTTGTCTCTCAGTATGAGATAGATAATGTAAAGTACACCTATCAAAGTCAAAATGTCCACCATCGCTTTCCTCTGTATAAATGCAAATTGCAGGGGAAGTTAACGAATAGTCAATACCAGCTATCTTCTTCTTGTTCATTTACACCCCCATCTATGGGCATTTCTAAATAATGTCCGCAGAAAGGGCATAAATGTAAATCCGTTATTTCCCTTGATAATATAACATATTCTTTTGCGCATGCATCGCATACAATATCTATTTCTGCGTGTTCTTCTTCTGTCCAATTAATCTCTACCGGCACAGAGTACTCCATGTACGTTCATATTTTTCTCCGTTAACTTTTCTTTTGAATTTTCCAATTATATCCTTCTATTAGTCCTATTAAAGATATAAGTTCTTGTGCTGATGGAAATCTTTGCTCTTGGCCATAATCCCAAAGTAACTCATCACCAAACCAAACCTTTAATTGATTTCGGCGAGGTAGTCCAATCTCTTTAGGGAATACAGTTTTACTGAGTCCTGTATAATTCTTTAATTTTGTGCGGATTAATTCTGCTTCATCCTTCAACCCGAATTCATTATATTGGATTTTCCAGGGAGATTTTTGTATCCATGCGGATATCCATTTTTCTTTATTAAAGTTTCTATTACATCCCCCGAAACTTTGTACTAATTTAGTTGCCATTTAGCAATTCCCCCATTCTGGTTCTGGTATATGATCCCATGGCTCGTCATCTTCCTCTTTAACTTTTATTTCTTCTTGTTTTAACATGACCCCTGCACGTATTTTGGAATGTTCTTCGTTCCACCAGTTCATTAACTTTTGACGGTCAACGGTACCGGTCCCTTCTGTTTTTACAGGCCTGACTTCTTCACCGGGTTCATACCAACGTTCTCTCCAATTATTTACACCGACATCACCGGCATTCTCATCCCAATACAAATGAAAAACGCCGAGATCAATATTATCACTTCTGAATCCCTGAAGAAAATTAAATATTCCCAGGGAATGAAAAAATTTAAATGCTGGGTCCTTATATATTGCTTGTTTTATATGAGAGGACACAAAATGTCTCATTTGTTCTCTATTTATTTTATCGTGACCCGATTTTATAGAATCCTCCCAGGAAATATCCATTTATTCCTTTTTTTCTGGTTTTGGTATTAGGGGATTTGCTGGCTTCTTTTTATCATACATCATTTCTATTGGAATAGGTAAAACTTTTAAAGGAACTTCTACCTGTATATATCGTCTATTTCGAATGAGTGTCAATTTAATTGTATCTCCGATATTATTTTTTATTAACTCATCAGAAAATTCTACACCAGTATTTACAGGAACATTATTGATACCTACTATTGTATCCCATGGCTTTAATCCTTCGGGTATATCAGTAGTATCTTTACTTATTATTAATCCATAAGTATTTGGTAAAATTTTCTTCAATTCTGGATTATCTTTAAGGATTCTATTTTGTTGTTCTTCTTTCCCTATCAATGTAATAATCTGCACTCCTATTGCAGGCCTGTCCACTCTTCCTCTTTCCAACATTTGAGCAAGAGAGTATTTTACTACATCACTTCTAATTGCTATGCCCACACCAGAGTATTGCTGATTACGAGAAACAAGCAAAGTATTAATTCCTACTATTTCCCCCTTCAGGTTTAAGAGGGGTCCACCGGAATTTCCTTTATTGATTGCGGCATCTGTTTGTAGTGATTTGATGTAGGGGTGCCGAGCGTGTCTATCTTTACTGGAAATAATTCCTTTTGATAGACTCCATGCCATTCCCATAGGATGACCAAAGGCAAATACTTCCATACCCATATGAACATCTTCCTCATTGGCGATTTCTAGGTGTGGAACTTCTTCAGTCCTTTCAGATACTTCAAGCAAGGCTAGGTCAGCAAGAGGATCTTTACCAATTACTTTTACTTCATATTCTTTCCAATCTTCTTCATCATAATAATATAAATTTATTATTTTCTGTTTGTATATACAATGAAAGTTAGTCAAAATATGACCGACTTTATCTATAACAACTCCTGTGCACAAAGCATTTGGTGACTGTGCTGATGGTGTTGCGGATTCATTTGATGATAGTAATACTATCGATTCTCTCACTCTTTCTATTACTTCTGGAGAAAGGGTTTCTGAATAAGAAACTCCAGAAAAGACAAATATAGAAAAGCATAACAAAAATACTCTTTTGAGCTTTTCCATTTGTTATCCTTGAAAATTTAGTGGGGGACCTTCCGTGAGATTTTCGTTTTGGTCTGGTAATGACTCTGAATCAGATTTTGGTGATTCCACATCTTTAGGAAGTAAGTCCTCCGGGGTTATTAAATTGTTATCCTTATTGGTTTCATTATCTGCATTATCTGTAATACGCATTATCCCTGGCAATGTACCATTCTCATCAATGCATTTTAATGCTGTTTTAAGGTAAAGATCTCCTAATTTTGTGGGACCCTCTAATGTGATTTGACCATATTCTAAAAATGAAAATTGTTGTCTAATCCTATCCATAACACAGAAACAATGTTCTACCATTAACCTTTGTTGCGGTGGTGGTGGTGTTACTCCAATAAGGGATGGATTAGCCATTACTATCCACCTGTATGTGCCGTTATAACACCCAACTATAGAATCACCAATTAATGCCGATGGCCATCCTAATTTCTCTGCATCGAAAGGAAATCTCCGGTCTTGTTTTATTCCTTCTTCACCTACCTGCTTTTCGATAGATTTTTGTATTGAATCCGTTCCACCTATTATGACCAATGGAACAAAAAGTATTATAATACTAAACACTAAACCCAATTTCAAACCACTAAATTTCATATCGTCCTTTTTAATACATGTGATAAGTGACATCTTATGCAGACGCTATCACCCATAATAGTATTATTATGATGAATAGTTCTGCTGCTAGTAGGGTATGATACCACACCCACCGGGTCTCATATTGTTTACCTTCATCGAGTTTGACCTTTAAATGACCTTTCACGATATCATAAATTATAATAAATTTATTTTTTATAATACTATTAAATTTTCGATAACGTGCTCGAATTCGTTCAATCCATTCATGAAGCTCTTCTCTATTTAACAATGAAGTCCCCCCCAAAAAATAGATGGATTTTGTTGATATTGTTAATTATTTGTATCTATATCGTTGGGGTAATATCAACTATTTCACACCCTCCCGCTGAAGTACATGCAAATTCTTGACTAGAACTAGTATAATCTTGTGATTCGAATTTTGCTAGTGTACTCCAATCAACCTTTTTTGGCATCTTTCCTAATAATTCTTTATATTCTTCTTCCGAACAATCCTGATATGGTGCTTGTCTATACGTATGATCACTAAAGGGTAAAAATGAAATACCACTAATATCATCAAAATTGTCGTATACCCATGCAGCAGTGTTTACCCATTCTTCTTCCTTGACGGAAACTGTAACACTTGGTTTATGTTCACACCACTCTTTCGCATATGTGTGCCAGAGTGATAACTGTTTCCACGCAGACATATCATTTCTACAAATCGCCCCTTTTGGGCTTTTAGAAGGAAAAGAAAAAACCGTAGTATGGTCAGGTTTAGTAATATCCGGTTCATTCGGAAAACCTTCTTGTTTCATCATTTTACACAGGGGATCTTTATTATCCGCTCTTACTGTACGAATATAATATGGATTATGGCGGGCATGAATACCAGAAGCAGAATCAACAAGCTGAGAAACAGTACCACTAGGTTTGACACACGTAATGGCAGCTGCTCGATTGATTCCAAGTTTTTCAGCATACTCCTTGTTAGTTTTTACTGCTACTTCTCTTAGCTCATTTAATGTCTTTTTAATGTTACCTTTTGAGCCGTTTGTTATGGCACAATCCATAATTCCGGTGAGTGAAACTCCCAGGAGTCGTTCCTCTTCGCAATTTCTTCCCCACTCTCTTGAGAGGTATTTGAAGTTTGTGAGAGTTGATTGGAAAGTTCCAAGGATTGTCGCAACCCTAATTTTGTCTTTGATAGATTGCAAAGTGTCGTTGCTTCTAATGACAACTTCGGACAAGTTGCAGAATTCCCTGGATCGTAAAATGATTTCGCTGCAAGGATTTGTGCCGAAATCATCCTTTGCCACTCTTCTCTGAATGTATGTGCCATGTTCGTCCTTTTCTCTACTATTTAGGTCATTTACATGATATTTCGCTGACATTCCATTGTAAATACCACGTTCACCAGACTTCGAATCATAGAGGGAAAGCCACTCACGCATGAATGTTCCAACATCTGGTTTTTCTTTATAATTAACTGAGTTATTCGCTAGTGATCGTTGTTTATCTTTTTCCCACCACTGTCCAGATTTTGCAAATCGCATTTCGCGATCATTAAGATCAGAAAGAGAAATAAGGGCGCTCCTACGAACACCACCCACAACAACAATCTCAGCCGTTTTGCATACAATATCATGACATTCTACAGGCCTAAGTTTTCTTCCTATTGAATTCTTAAATGTATCTACTGTAAAATTAAATAGATCTACTAATGGACCGGGACCAGAAGCTCGTCCTCCAAAAGTTTTTAGTGGTGCACCAGCAGCGCGAACCTTACTAATATCCCATTTAGGAATATGCCCACCATATAATAATGAGATAAGTTCTTTGAAAGCTCTGGCCCAACCCAATTTGGAATCAGCAACTACAACAGTAGTATCTGTTTTATATAATTGTTCTGGTACAATTGGAAGCATATTTGTATATGATTCCTCTACAGAAAATCCGACACCAGTGCCATTCATCAAAATATAAAGAACTTCATCAAATGATCTTGGATGGTCTACCTTCACATAGGAACAATTATATCCCGCTACATTTTCTTTTTTCAGAGCGGGACCTGCTGTCATTAAACATCTCATAGAAGGCATTGTCTTCAGTTCTTTAACAGAGTTTTCTAATTCAACTCTTTCTCCATTGGTTAAATCATATTTACATGTTTCTTTCAAATGTTCTGTAAAAAAATCAAAGTATCTTTCTACTGTTTCGTGCCATGTTTCTCTTCGCCCTTTGTCATAATCCCACCTCGCATATCTTGATAAATGTATAAATTGTTGGTATTCTGTAGGTAGCATAATTTCCTTCTTCTTTCTATTTTAATTTGTCTAAAAATTCTCTTGATTCTCGTTCTGACAATCCGTACTTTGACATAACCCAGCTTCCATTAAGATTGTCTTTTATAATTGCCATTTCTTGTTCTGAAAAGGTCTTTGCATTTAATACATAATCTTCAAATGCTTCGCAACATAATGGAAATTTTGGTTTTACTAATTCATACATTGCATTAGCATAATCTTGGATTTCGTCTTGGGCGTGACTATCTCCTCTTAGGTGGTAAAAATGGAAAAAGTTACGTAAATCAATTTTCCATATTACTTCTGTATAACTGGCCACGGGTATCACTATTCTTGCAAGTTCTCTTGCAAGATTCCAATCTAATAGGTTGCGGTAGGCGTTAGTTGCTCCATCAAAAATACGAAATATTTCAAATTCGAGTTCACCTGTGCTCGCACCTAGTTCTCCCTCTTCTCTACCTTGTTGATTTGTTGTTGATTGGGGTTTAAGATTTTCCCCTTTTGGAAAATAAAAGTCATCTGACATGACTGAGTATCGACCCGAATACTCGTTCAGATTTGCCGTCCTATGGCGGACCAACTGGCGCATTACGAATATAGGAAGTTTTATATGGAACTTGACCTCGCACATCTCAAAGGGTGAGGTGTGTTTATGTCTCATTAGGTATCGGATGAGGTTCCGTGTCTGATTTACCTTTCGTGTTCCTTCACCGTAACTAATACGTGCGGCGTTTTCTACTTCTTCATCATTTCCCATGAAATCTATCAATTTCACAAATCCATGTTCATGGACTTCTTTCATTACCAAGCTCTTTGCCAATTTCGCACTTCCCACTCACCTTCAATACCAGAGTAAGTATTCTTATTTATGATTTCCATAATCTTATCAACAGGAGTTCCATTAAGAACCATCTCATTGATATCCTTTAATTTTCCGTATGGCCAGACAACTACTTTCCATCCCATTTGCAGAGCAGCCAAAGTCTTTTTCGCTACTTCGAAATTTCTTGGTTCATTATCAAATATCAATGTAGTATTCTTTTTTGTGCCTTTATATGATGCTAAGTCACCACCCGCAACAGCGAGACAATTTGGAACAAACATTGAATCAATTGGCCCCTCTACAATATATGTATGTTTATCAGATTTCCACCGATCTAGTCCATAAATCTTTGGATTATTTTCATGAACCTTTACTGTAATATAACGTAATTCATTTTGGCCTAGTGCCCGACCTTGAGCGGCTATCAATTTTCCATTCTCATTGAAAAACGGAATAACCATTCTAGGTTCATTTTTACCTAGATTAGAATAATCTATCTGACATACTGATTGTGCCCACTTCTTAAAATCTTCAGCAAAGAAAACCTTGTCCATGAAACTACCTGGAATCTTTCTACCCTCATAATATATACGAACAAAATGGTCTTTTGGCAATGAACCAATAGACGGTAAATGTATGGTAGTTTTCTTTGGTTTGAATTTTGGTGGGGGGAATTTGAATTCTGGCTCTTTTATTTTTTTGCCGAATACAACATGTCGATGACCTTCACCATATCTTTCCATGATATATTGACCGTGCAAGTGCGGGTCCAATTCTTTGATGAAATTTCCAAGAGATGCACCATATCCACAATTATGACATTTTACAAAGAGGTCTTGTTTCTTTGCATAAATGTACAATCGTTTCTTGGCTTTATTTTTCTGGGAATCTCCGCAAATGGGACATCGCGAATTCCATAAATTGGGTCTTACTTGTTTGAATCGGTCAAGGCGGGGGGATATTAATCCCACGTATTTTTGATCTGTATATAAACTCATAATATATTCAATTTGTGTTATACTACTATTATAACACGAAATTTCAATTTGTCAAGTTCTGTCTTTACTCTCCATTTCGTGTGCAATCCAAGCTTTTGCAATAGGACTTGATGGGGGGCGTTTTATAAGTTTACCTATTTCAACAAATGATTTTCTAAATACATCTTCTCCTGCTCTATTGTTTACTATCTCAACATATCTTCCAGGAAACAGATTAGCAAGTTGGTCTTTGACTTTTTGTACTTCTTCCCATGTGGATCTTACTATTTCATCTTGTAATCTTCGTTTCCTTCCTGCATTCTGTTGAAGGGCGATATCAAGAGAAGTATTAA